GAGAACCAGGCGGGCTACCTCACCCGTAATAACAAGTTTAGTGAAAAAGAATACAGTGAAGCAGAGAAGTATGCCACTCGCAAAAAAGGCAACAAAGACAAAATAATGCCGACTCCACAAATAGAAGCCCCACGGGAAGCCCGTGCAGGTGATAATGCGATTTGGGGTGGCGGTTTCCAAGGACTAAGTATGCAAAGTTTATTGTCAGGCAGAGGCGTTCAATCCATTAAGGGTGAACAGGTTGGCTTGACACCAAGAGAAGCAGGCATAAAATCAGGACCTAGGACTGATCCCAGTTCAACCATGCGAGATCCTGATAACTTACAGATTAAAAAATGAGAATCCCAGATAACGATAACGATAGAGAAAACTTTTATTTGGAGCTAATGCAAAAATGCTTAGTATCCAAAGAAGAAAGACGGGCTGACTACTCATCCCTTAGATCGTATTACTTATTTGGCGCAGGACCTGAAGAAGCACCAGCTTACTTTAATAAAATTAATCCGCATCTAGATCAGTTAACCAGTTTTTTATATTCTGCTGAAACCACTCGCTTCTCGATTTCATTAGGTGCTGGTGTTAACCCTGTAGAACAATACAAATCACCTGCGCTAACTCAAGCCATTAATGATGAGTGGCTTAACTCCAATGCCGATCAAGTCTTTTCTTTGGCGCTTAACTGGGCTTTGGTTTATAACACCACCTACATTAAATTGATTTTTAATGATGGTATCCATCCTTACATGATTGAGCCATCTGCTATTGGAGTTTTGCGAGAAGATAGCCCGTATACAGGACGGCAAGAGGCGCTTGTTCAAACCTATTACATTACCAAGTCAGAACTATATGCACGCCTGTACTCTCACCCCAAGCGGGAAAAGATTGTAGAGCGAGTCAGTGCAAGCTATAACGAAGTAGAAACTGATATTCCTGAAGGCGTTAACCGTTTATTGTTATCGCAAACAGGTCCACAGATGTACGGTAATGTGAACTTACAGCTTAATGACATCAATCGTTATAAGGCACGGGTGTCAGAAGAAACTGTAGAGATGCACGAACTGTGGGTTTGGAATGACGCTACTAACGATTATCAGGTAGTGACAATAGCCGAGCCTGATGTGATTATTTATGACCGTTCTGGCGAATCCATGTTCCTTAAAGGCGAATGTCCTTTTGTGCAGATTTGTCCTAATCCCCTATACGATTACTACTGGGGTGCGTCTGAGTGCCAAAAGTTAATTTTGTTGCAACAGTTACGCAATAAAAGAATGTCCGAGATTTTAGAGTTACTCAGTAAACAAGTTAACCCACCCACCGCCTTATCAGGCTTTATGGGCATTTTGGATGAAAAGAACTTTGCGCTAAACCGCCCAGGTGGGCTTTTGGCTTCGGATATGCCTAATGCTAAGGTAGATCGGATGGCTCCGAATATGCCACCTGATTTATTTGAAGTAATTCATGAGATTGACGCTATGTTTGCTGAAGTATCAGGCATTAGCAATGTGCTTGAAGGTAAAGGCGAAGTTGGGGTTCGGTCAGCAGGTCACGCAAGTCAACTTGCTCGTTTAGGTAGTTCCCGTGCAAAGAAACGGGCCTTGATTGTGGAGGATTCTCTTGAAAAAGTGGCAACCCTATATCTTAAACTTATACAAGCCTACGACCCAACACATTTCCATGATATTAACGATCAACCGTTTATTGCCAACCAATTCACTAAAGATTTTGTGGTTAAGGTCGATGCTCACTCTAATTCTCCCATTTTTACGGAGGACTTAAAAGACCTAGCCTTTAGTCTATTTAAAGCCGAAGCAATTGATCGTGAAGATTTACTTGACTTACTAGAACCACCAATGAAACAATTGCTTAAAGATAAGTTAAAGAAGCGAGAAGAAAAGAACGAAGCCATGCAAGCTATGGCTCCACCGCCCCCTCCACCAAAAGGATAAAGCATGAAAAACCCTGAACAAAAAGAAAATGAACCCGCAATGTCGCTTATGAGTCCACGGGAAAAGCGTATGGAAGCTGGAGAATCTGAGCGAGTAGAGCCTAAAACCATTTATCGTAGTATGGCTCCAAGCATGACTAAATCCGATATGCGTAAAGCAAGGAGATATTAATGGCTGAAAATACAATGCCTATGACTCAATCAACTGCTGACCAGCCTAGAGTAACGACACAATCGCTAGATCGTACCGAAGCTCCTGCTAGTGTGCAGTACCGTAATCAAGCAACACCTAGTTTTGATCGTGGCATGAAAACTCGTGCTGCCCCTAGATCTGTTCGTGGTTAACCAAAAGGAGTCCAATATGTACGGTAAAACTCGTAAAACTCGTAAATCACGGAGATAGTTTCCTCCTTCAATGGAAATTTCCTTGGGGGGGTGGAAATAAAATAAATCCCCCCACTTGACAATTGATAGTTTTAGTTTAGGCTATGCAATAACTTGATAGGAAATGGCTATGGGCGTACCTTCCGAAGAATTAATGAACATGATTAAGAGTCAGCGTGATAGCGCTACTCCAAATGGCATACCAGATATGCCAACAGGTGCAGAAGATATGGGGATCTCAGATCCCAATAGTCCACCAATGGCAGCTCCAATGTCTACTCCAGAACCTAAAATGGGCAATCGTGAAGCAGCCCTGATTAATGTATCTATGGCAATGGATTTGTTAGAACAATCTTTACCTGCAATCGGTAGTGAATCAGCCGAAGGCAAACAAATTTTATCGGCTATTCGTAGCATGATCGGTGTACTAGGCGTTAAGAAAGCCAGTACTGCTGAATTGCAACCTGCTGAGATATTACAGATGTTACAAAGTTTACCCCAAGCTGGCGGAGCTTCTCCTGAAAGTAAGGCGATGATGTCAGCACCAGCAATTCCTGGTATGGCTCCAGAAGGACCACCACCAGTCTTGCCAATGCCTCCACCTACAGGTGGCGGTGGATTACCCCCTGGCGCTCCCGTTCCACCACCCATGTAAAGGAAAATAATATGGATCTGTTTAAACCCCGTGGCGCTTCGGCTCCTCGCAACCCAACCGACAACAACCAAAAAAATGGTCAAATTATCAATACTCCCCGTTACTCCGAGTTTGGTGGTTTAACTGCTTCAAACAAAGCTGGCTCTAAAAACATGATGTCTATGAGCAAGCCTGGTGATACCAAAAAAGTCATTTAACAATTGAGGGGCTAAAAAATGTCTTTAGAAGATCTAAGTTTTGAACAGCGTGACGAGTTAGCTTTGCTAATGAAGGACATGGCTGAGAATCCATCCACTCGCAAAGAAGTATTGCGTTTGACTAAGAAGCTCCGCCCTAATATGCCAATTCCTGAACTGGAAATTGAAGATTACACTGAAAAGAAAATCAACAATGCAGAAGAACGGGTAGCACAGTTAGAAGCTAAGTTGCGTGAAAAAGATGCTATTGGTGAGCTTAAAACTCGCAGAGATAACTTGTATAAGAAGGGTTTAGCCCATTCTGAAGAAGATATACAGGAAATTGAGAAGCTCATGCTCAGTAAAGGAATGACCAATCACGAAACCGCAGCAGAGTATTTTGATTGGATGAAACAAGCTGCTGTGCCAACACCTTCAGGCTACAATCCGAATCCATTGAAAGGTTTTGACCTTTCTAAGTTTTGGAAAGATCCAAAAGGTGCAGCACGCAATGTAGCAGCAGAAGCATTAGGTGAGTTGCGTAAAAACACTCGCCCGATAGGGTATTAGTCGTAGAGGGGCTATTTTAATTTTTGTTTGGAGATAAACCATGCCTATAGGTGGCGGAATTCTTCCAGCGTCAGGTTCATCGCAATACAATGAGTTGACTTATGTTACTCGTAGAGCGTTTATCCCCAAGCTGGTAGTACAACTTTATAACAGCACACCCCTTATGGCTGCGTTGATTGCTAACAGTCAACAAGCCTCTGGTGGTGTATCCCAAGTAACCGTTCCAGTTCAAGGCGCACAGTTTGTTAATGCCCAATGGTCTGACTATTCTGGTTCGTTTAACCAGCCGTCAGTTCAGCAAGGCGCTTTCAATGCTGAGTTCAACCTTAAACTGATGATTGCTCCAGTACCGTTTTTAGGTATGGAAGGTGCAGTTCAGCAAGACTATGCAATTATTCCTCTCATTGAAGCACGCATGAATGATGCTACCAATGTGATGATGGATGCAATGGCTACTGCCCTGTATACCAATACTACGAACACTCAACAGTTTATTGGTTTGCCTGGTGCAATTGATGACGGTACTAACATGGTTACCTACGGTAACATCAATCGGACTACCTATACTTGGTGGAAATCGAAGGTGTATAACGCAGGTTCTGTGAACCCAACTCGTCAAAACATTCTCCAGTACATTTCAGGTACGGTAAAGAATGGCGCTGAAGTTCCTACTTTTGGCGTATGCGGATTTGGTACATGGACACTTTTAGCCCAAGATTATGTGGGTCAAGAGCAATATGTTATTACCCCAGGTAACGGTTTCGATTCAGATGCCAACGGTCCTTCAGCAGCTTTCCGTGCTTTGATGGTCGCAGGCGTTCCTGTTTATCCAGATCCTTACTGTCCAGAAGGTACGGTTTATTTCATTAACTCGAATTACTTGAGTCTTTACATTCACGATCAAGGTTCATTCGTATTTACTGGTTTTGAATCGACTCTCCCTAATTGGCAGATTGGTTATGTTGGCGCTGTCTTGATGATTGCCGAATTGGTAAGCGTTAAGCCGAAGTCAATGACCAGAGTATCTGGCTACAACTCTATTTCATTATAAGGAGAACTAGTCATGGCACTCGGTCTAAATAAGATTTTAGTAACAGGCACATATGCAAATACTGCCGCAGCGTATTACCAAGCAGTTTCTAACATTACCGTCACTACTGCTGGTAATGTGGTTCCTGCTGGTACTTACATGGCATTTGCAACCGCCAATGTGGTAATTCAAGCTGTATCGAATTACAACGCTACTTCTAATGTGGCTACATTCTCAAATGTATACCCCGTTAACTCTGGTGGCGTTATCATTTCTGACGGTATTAATGTGCAATTTTTGGCAACTACCAACACTTCAGTGCAATTGATTACTGTCAATGGCGGTCAAGCGGTATCTAGTACCTTTGCTAGTTAAGGGGAAAAATAATGGCTAACCCAGATGCAGTCGGTAATCTGTATTTAAGTTCTTTTGGTAATGTCCGCATTGCTTTTGCTGAAGCTGTATCTTTATCTGCAACAGGTAATGCGGTAGCCAATTTAGCTTTAGCAATTGGTGGCTTAACAAACGGTGGTGCAGTAGCCAATTCGGGTTCAGTGATTGTAAGAAAAATTGTAATCACTAGCCCAGTTGGTTCGGTTTCTTCAGGAAATGTGGCAATTTATACTAGCAATAATGGTAATGACGCTAATTTAATTACTGCAAATACTGCTTTAACTGTACTGTCTGCTGCGGGTCGTTATCTTGATGTTCCGATTACTGGTGCTTATGGCGCTAATACCGTGATCTCTGGATCTACAACTTCAGCCTTGTTTGTTAAAGTCAACACCGCTTCAGGCAACGCAAACACCGTCAATATTAGTGTTTATGGCGAAGTAGTTAACTTCTAATGTCGAATATATTTGTAACCAACCATTCCGACAAACCATTGAAAGATGGTTTTGCTGGAGTGGTTTATGATTTTTTGCCTGGCACAACTCTCGAAATTCCGCTTGAAACTGCCAAGCATATTTTTGGTTACGAAGAACAAAACAAGGAAGTGTACTTGGCACGGTTAGGGTGGATCAAGACTGCCAACGATTTAGATACAGGTTTTGAAATCTTATCTAAATGGGAGTTATCCACACAACCTCCAAAAAAGAACCAATTGTTAGCCCCGTTGGTGGAAAGAGTACCTCTCCCTTCTTCAAAGAGGGGCGGGGGAAAAGTCCTACAGGCTGTAGCATGAACTATGGATACTAAAGTATGGCTACGCTTAATTCCTACATTACTGAAGTGCAGAGGTTACTGCATGACGCAAACGCTAACTTTTATAGCACCGCACAGTTAACTGATTACATAAATTCCGCACGGGAGCGAGTTGTCCGTGATACGGGGTGTCTTAGAACCATTCAAGTAACACAAGTTCCTTGCGCTGTACCTGCTGGCAATACCATTGGTAGCGTAACACCAACCAATCCGACTCCTTGGGTAGCCGATACGGTGGTTGTCATTAATACTTTTGTATTTAGTAATATCTATATATATCAATATATTACAGGTGGAACTTCAGGTTCTACTTCACCTGCTTACCCTGCTAGTGGCTACAATTACCCACCAAGCACTGCTTTTGCTGACGGTACAGCTACTTTGCAGTATGTCGGCAATACCGAAAATATTTATTACGAGGCTTTGCCAGAGGGTTTAACTACCCTAGATATTGTCAACATTAATCTGTATTGGGGTAACTCTCGGATTCCAATGGATTACATGGCTTGGTCTAACTTTAATTCTACTATGCGGATTTGGCAAAACAATGTCAGCCGACCTATTGTTTTTAGTATTTATGGACAAGGCAATATTTATTTCGGTCCTGCCCCAGATCAAGTCTACCAAATTGAACTAGATACGGTTATTTTGCCAACGGCTTTAGTGCAAACAGCGCCTACAGCAGTTGACCCGATTGCTGATCCCTATACTTCTGCGGTCAAGTTTTACGCAGCCTACCTTGCCAAGTTCTATGAACAAAGCTATGGCGAATCAGAGATTTTTAAACAAGAGTATTTAAAACAAGCCAATTCAATTTTGAATAGCACCTTTACTCGTAGGATTCCAACCGCATTTAACTCACCTTAATAAATCATGGCTGCGGCAGAACAGAAAAAGTCCTATCAGGTCATTAAGCAATTTAAAGGGCTTAATACCAAAGCAAACCGCACTGCCATTGGTGAGGATGAGTTTTCGTGGCTAGAAAATGCCCAACCCGTTGGTTTTGGCAATTTAAAGATTGTGCCAGCCCAATCAGTAGTAAAAGATAGCGGTAACAATTCTGTTACTTTTTCCAATACTGTCACTCACTTTGCTTCTGCAAGCCTAAACATTACGGACTATGTTTTAGCTTTTTTATCAGACGGTTCAGCCGAGTATTTTAATGTAACAACTAGCACTAAAGGTACTGTTGCTATAGCCAATACCTTTTCTAATGCAGGTATTCAGGTTAGCCAATACAACAATGACCATATCCTGATACTAGATCAGTCTAAGGGTTTATACCAATGGGATGGTAACAACACCACTACGATTGGATCAGTTGGTTTAGTTGCTATGGTTAACTATGGCTCTGGCTACAATACGGCTCCTTCCGTAACGATTTCTGGACCAGATGAAGTTGGCGGTGTTCGGGCTGAAGCTACTTGTGCTGTTACAGGCAATTCCGTTACTTATGTCACCCTAACTAATGCAGGATCAGGCTATACCAATGCTAGTAACCTTACCGTTTCCTTTGCTGGTGGTAATGGTACTAATGCTAGTGCGATTGCAGAGATTTTAACTTTTAGGCAAGGTACAGTGGCTACTGCGGTAGTCAATGGTGGCTCGGGCTATACCAATGGCACGACTCCAGTTACCTTTAGTGGTGGTGGAGGTACAGGAGCAGCAGGTACAGCAATTATTCGTAACAATGCCGTATCCGTGGTGGTAATGACTAATTACGGTCAAAACTATTCTAATAATTCCAACATTACTGCCACGATTTCGGCTGGTGGTTCTGGGGCTAATTTAGTTCCCGTTATTAACAATGATCCCAATGTGGGCGTATCTGCTTTTTCGGGCAGGGTCTGGGTTGCCTTTGGGCGTTCAGTAGCGTACTCGGCTGCGGGTTCTTATAGCGACTTTACTAGCGTATCGGCTGGCACAATCGTCATTACAGACTCTACTTTGCATGGCAATATTCAACAGTTAATAGCTGCTAACAATTTCTTGTATGTTTTTGGTGATGATTCTATTAATGTGTTTTCTGATGTACGGGTCACTACGGCTGGTACAACTTTATTTACTAATACCAATGTCAGCGCTTCTGTAGGTTCTAAGCGTTCATACGCCATATTCCCGTATTTCAGATCTGTGCTATTTATGAACGATTATGGGGTTTATGCCCTGGTTGGCTCTACCACTTCTAAGCTCTCAGATAGCCTAGATGGAATGTTTGCCAATATTGACTTTACTAGCCCTGTTTATGCAGGTCAGGTTCTCATCAATAATATCTTGTGCGCTGCCTTTAATTTCCGTTATTACGATGCTACCTTTACAGTAGGATATCGTTATATTCAAGCCGTTTTCTTTGAAAAACGCTGGTTTTTAACTAGTCAACATGACTCTTTAAAGTACATTACTACGGTTCCGTATAACGGCAAAATCAGTCTTTATGGTTCGATAAATAATACTTTATATAAGCTGTATAACGATACAACTGCCGATATTACCAGTCGAGTACAAACGGCTTTGTTACCGCTTACTGATCCAATCCGTACCAAGCAGGCTTTAAAGTTTGGTATTGAAGCAACACTTTCCCAAGGCGCAAGTCTTGATGTAACGATAGATTCTGAAAATGGTTCTAGCCCCATCTATACCTTGCAAAACTTTATTACATGGACTAATGTTTCAAGCACAGTAATTACTTGGACAAATAGTAGTTCTACAGTAATATCTTGGTTAGGTGGAACTGGATATCAGCTTTATAAGTCTGACGCTATGCAATGGGGAAAATACTTAGGGTTAACCCAAACTTCCAACTCGGCTGGATTTGTTGTTAACACATACGAATTTGAACATGAATTGAGAGTGAGGTTCTAAAATGGCTGGAGTTCCTTTTACATTTGGTAATGCAACTACGGCAATACCATTAACGAATCTAGACGCAGACTTTAATACTACAGCAACGCTAGGTAACGCAGCCATTGGGCTTGGCAATACTACTACAACTGTTGGTAATTTAAGCCTGGGTAATGTACTTATTACCAGTGTTGCGACTACTTTTCCAAATAGCTTTTTAGCCAATAGCACAGCGACTTTAGGTAACGCTACTTTAACGCTAGGAAGCCAGACTACTACTGTTGGTAATTTAGCGCTGAATAACGCTACGATTGAGAATATTCAAGAGCCAGCAAACATTACCGCTACAGCAGCCAATGCCACAATCAACATTGATATTTTGTCTAATGTGGTGGTCTATTGCACAGCCAATGCTACAGGTAACTTTACCGTTAATTTCCGTGGAAATTCAGGTACAACCTTTAATAATGCAGTGCCAGCCAATGTGTCTGTTTCAGCTAGTTTAGTCACTGCTCAAGGCGCTACTGCTTATTACAATAGTCTTGTACAAGTTGACGGTTCTACGGTTACTCCTAAATGGCAAGGCGGTACAGCGCCCACCAGTGGAAATGCCAACTCAACAGATACTTATGTTTATGTTGTTATGAAAAGTGCAGCAAATACTTACACAATCTTAGCCTCTCAAACTAAATTCGCATAAATGCCACGCTTATCTAAAATCGGTGCAGCAGCCCTCGCAGCCTTTGGATGGACTGCTGGTGTTGGTGCTGTTACTGCTAGTTACCTCCAAGTTGCTGGTGGCGGTGGTGGTGGTAGCAATGCCTCTGGCGGTGGCGGTGGCGCAGGTGGTTTATTAACTGGCACTACTACTTTAGTTTTAACTACTTCATATACAGTAACTATTGGTGCTGGTGGTGCTGGTGGAACTGGCAGCGCTCCTAGCATAGGGTCAAATGGTTCTAATTCTACTTTTACTGGATTAACAGCTTCTGTTGGCGGAGGCTATGGATCAAGTAGCACTCCTGCTAATGCTAACATTGGCGGTTCTGGTGGCGGTGGAGCAGGCAATGGCGCATTAAGCGCTGCAGGAACTGCTGGTCAAGGTAATGCTGGTGGTACTGGTGGGTTTTCTAGCGGTAATTATCCTGGTGGCGGTGGTGGCGGTGCTGGCGCTGTTGGCGGAAATGCGCCAAATAATTTTACAGCAGGCAATGGTGGCGCTGGTTCTGCTTCTTCAATTACAGGCTCATCCGTAACCTATGCTGGCGGTGGAGGTGGTTCTGTTCAATTATCTGGTGGTACTGCTGGTACTGGAGGTACTGGTGGGGGTGGCAATGGTGGAAATCAAACTGTTGGTTCTTCTGGAACTGCTAATACTGGCGGTGGTGGTGGCGCTGGTGGTAATAGTGGTAATGCTGCTGGCGCTGGTGGCTCAGGAATTATCATTATTTCTTACACAGGCGCACAACAATTTGGTGGTGGCACAGTCACATCAAGCGGTGGCAACACTATCCACACCTTTACATCTAGTGGTGTATTAAGTCCTTTAAGTTCTTTATCTGCAAGCTATTTGATAGTAGCTGGTGGTGGAGGTGGTTCCGTTGGTGGTGGTGGCGCAGGAGGATACCAAACCTCCTCCATCACTATTGATACAAATTCTACTTACACAGTTACTGTTGGCGCTGGTGGTGCAGGAGCTACTACAGATGGTCAAAGTACTAGCGGAACAAACTCGACTTTTAGTGCTTATGCTACTTCTTCTGTTGGTGGAGGCGGTGCTGGTGGATATTCAACAACTGCTGCGTTAAAAAATGGTCTTACAGGTGGTTCAGGCGGTGGTGCAGGAACAAGAACTAGCAGTGGCGCTGGTACTGGAGGAAGCGCTACTTCAGGACAAGGATTTGCAGGTGGTAATGGATTTGATAATGGAGTGGGTGGCTCACCTGGTGGCGGTGGTGGAGGTGCTAGTGCCGTAGGAGCCAATGGTGCTACTGTTTCTATTGCAGGTAATGGAGGCGCTGGTTCTGCTTCTTCTATTACTGGTTCAAGCGTTACTTATGCTGGCGGTGGTGGTGGTGCTACTTCAGTTGCAGGGACTCAGGGTACAGGTGGCGTTGGTGGAGGTGGTTCTGGTGTATCAAGCGGAGGATCAAATGCAGGAACTGCTAATACTGGTGGTGGTGGTGGTGGAAACTTTGGAATACCAAGTGCTGTTGGAGGTAATGGCGGTTCAGGCATTGTCATCATTTCATACGCTGGTAGCCAAAGATTTACTGGTGGTACTGTTACAACATCTGGCGGAAATACCATACATTCGTTTACAAGCAGTGGAAGTTTAGTTGGAACTATTGCTCCAAGCGCAACTTATTTAATGGTAGCTGGAGGCGGTGGTGGTGGTCGTGATGCTGCAGGTGGTGGTGGTGCTGGAGGATTATTAACTGGCACACTTACTATTACTTCAGGAACATCTTATACAGTTACTATTGGTGCTGGAGCAACAGCCCCAACTTCAAATGCTGGCACAAGCAATGGTTCAAATACAACTGTAACAAGTTTAACTACTGTTGTTGGTGGCGGTGGTGGTGCATCTTATAATCAAGTTCCTGGCGCTAACGGTGGTTCTGGCGGTGGTTCTGGATATAACCAAGCAGCAGGAACTGGCACTTCTGGTCAAGGTTATGCTGGTGGCGCTGGATCTACTACATCAAATGGTGGTGGTGGCGGTGGTGGTGGCGCTGGCGCTGTAGGCGGAGGGGCTGGAAATGGGTCTGCTCCAACAACTGCTGGTAACGGTGGTTCTGGTTCAGCATCATCTATATCAGGAAGTTCTGTTACTTATGCTGGCGGTGGTGGTGGCGGTTATGGATCAGGCGGTGGGTCAGGCGGATCGGGTGGCGGTGGTGCTGGTGGCGCTTATCAATTTAACGCTGGCACAAACGGAACTTCCAATACTGGCGGTGGTGGTGGAGGAGGAGGAGCATCTTCAGGTGGAGGCAACGGTGGTTCTGGCATTGTAATATTTAGTTATACCAATACTTACAGACCAGCACAAACCACAGGATCACCAACTTTTACCAATTCTGGTGGAAACTACATTTACACTTTTAATTCGTCTGGAACGATTACTTTTTAAGGAACAAATATGGCACATTTTGCAAAAGTAGAAAACGGTATAGTTACAGATGTAATTGTTGCCGATCAAACATTCATTGATAGCGGAGTTTTGGGAGATCCAACTTTATGGGTTCAAACTTCGTATAACACCTATGGAAATGTGCATTACGCACCTAGCCCTCCTGCCGAGCCAATGACTCCTGATGGCGGTACTCCACTTAATTACAACTATGCTGGTATTGGCTACTCATGGGATGGTACAGGCTTTGCAGCCCCACAACCCTATCCTTCATGGGTGCTAGATCCAGCTACTTATTTATGGCAAGCGCCAACTCCTCCAGGACCTATGCCAACCACAGGTGGACCTTGGGTATGGGATGAGGCAACTTTATCGTGGGTAGAAGCCCCTATGGAGGCTTAAATGGGAATTAATGCTTTTACTAAGACAGGTAACACCGTTACTTTTACTGCTGGCACAAGTGCGCCTACACCAATCCAAGCCTTATCAAGCACTTTAGGTGGTAATCAGTATCGGATTATTAATTCAGGCACAACCTTAGTTTTCTTAGGTTATGGAGATACGGCTGCTAATGCTACAGCCACTTCAGCCAATGTCACTACAACAGGTAACTCTATTCCGCTACTTGCTGGTACTGACGAGATATTAAGTTTTATGCCAAATGCTTTTTTTACGGGTACAAGCACGGCTAATGCCGTTTGTTACATAGTTCCAGGTGACGGAGTTTAATCATGGTTCTCAAGGTCGTTGCAGCTTCAAGTGGCGGTGGCGGTAACGGTAGCGGTACAGTCACTTCCGTAGCGACTGGCACTGGCTTAACGGGTGGTCCTATTACCACTTCAGGCACTGTATCGCTGGCTAACACTGCGGTAACGGCTGGAACTTATGGTAATGCTACAACAGTAGCTCAAGTTACCGTTAATTCACAAGGACAATTAACCAATGTTGCTAATGTTACGATTACTGGCGCTAGTCCTAGTGGCGCTGCTGGTGGCGATCTTACTGGGACTTATCCAAATCCTACACTCAATACTAGTGGTGTTGTTGCAGGCGTGTATGGCAATACAAGCGCAGTTTCTCAAGTTACTGTCGATGCTAAAGGTCGGATAACAACAGCTACCAATGTAGCTATTACTGTAGCCAATACAGCTATTACAGGTGGCAATATCACCATTGGCAATACCACCATAGGGCTTGGAAACACCGCTACTACAGTGGGCAATCTAGCCCTTCAAAATGCTAATATTCAAAGCGTAGCAGCGACCTTTCCTAACAGTTTTCTTGCTAATGCAAGTGCTACATTAGGGAATACCCTAGTTACCCTAGGTTCTACCATTACTAGCTTAGGAAACCTTACCTTAGCTAATGTGACTATTACGAGTGGTACAGAGAATGTAACCACCTTTAGATATACCTCTAATACCGCCTCTAATGCTACTTTTAGTTCAGCGACCATGATGCTTATTCCTGCTGGCTACATTATTGCCAATGTAAACAGTGTCAATGTAAAAATTCCTTACTATGCGATCTAACTCATGGATACTCAAAATCTTTTCAATATTGCGATTGCTATAGCAGGATTTTTAGGAGGTTGGGTGCTAAATAACATTAGTAAAAGCCTTACTAGACTAGATGAAGATGTCAGAGAAATGCCTTTAATGTATGTCACCAAAGATGACTACAGAGCAGACATTACTGAGATCAAAGGAATGTTGGCAGAGATTTATAAAGAGTTAAGAGATAAGGCTAATCGGTAATGGATTTTAATACCTTACAAACCGTGGAATATGGCAATGTTGAGTCATTAAAGGACTTCTTATTCGTTAATGCTCAACAACACCAAGTATTTAGGGAAACATTCCTAGATCAAGGCATATTAGTGCCTGCTTTCCCACTTTCAGAGGCAGAACCCGACTATTTAGACGACTGGTTACTCGCCCATCAGGTCGAACATCAGAGTTTTGCGAACCTTTTAGAGCTTAGTAACCCCTTTAATTTGCTTGATGTGGACTGGAATGTGGAGAATGATTTTTACGATTGGATCGCTTCCCACCTGTATATTCACCAACAAATTGCTAGTACCATGGGGCTAGTTTAATGGCAACTAATCCCCTTTCCCCACCCCAAAAAAAATCGGGTTTTCCTGACGGGCAAGTGATGACAGCTATGCAAAACAAAGGACAAGTTACGCAAACCCCTGAAGTTGAGCAAGCCAAAGAACAGTTAAAGGCTGTGTTAGCCAAGGACAATATCAACCCTAGCCTAGTGGTTCAATTGGGTGTAATGGCTGAGAAATCCTTACGGGATAAGACTTTGTATGAAATGGTTAAGCAACAAGCCATTCAATCAAAAATGGCTCAAGCAGAAGAAATCCAACCAGGCTTTGATTACCGCTTTATTGGTGCAATTATGTCCGCAGGCAAGTTGGCTGAAATGCTAGTGGGAGATCAATAATGGATTACGGCAGATTAGCTAGTCTTTATCGGCAATATCTTGGTCGTGATCCAGAACCAGGTGCTGAAGGCTGGTTGCAACTTGATGATGACGGAGCCATTGAAAGTGGCATAGCCAATAGTGGGGAAGCAGAAGAATATCGTAATCGTCAATCTCAGCCACAACAACAACAACCAGAACAACAGCAACCACAACAACAAGCACCGTCTGGCTTAGATGACAATGCTATTCGTCAGTTATACCGACAGTATTTAGGTAGGGATGCTGACGAAGGTGGACTAAATACTTGGCGTGGGCAAAGTTACGATCAAGTCCTTAATGGAATTGTTAATAGCGGAGAGTACGCTCAACGAATTATGGGGCAACAAGCTCCTGCTACTACCCCTATGAATTCAGGGGCAGGAAGAAATCCAGTAACGCAAACAAACCCAGTTAATGATCCTAATAATTATGACTACCCACCACCAAGGCTTGTTGATTCAGGAGATGGTCAAATTTATGTACAAGATCCACCAACACCAAAAGCAGGCGTAGATTTTGGTACAGGTGGAGTTAATTGGCTTATTGATCCTAATAATTTACGAAAAAATGCAGTTAGATACGATAACGGCACTTATTTTTATGCTGACGGTTCTACTGCTTATGAGAATCGACCAGGATCTAATCAAGCATTGTCCGTTACACCTCCTTATTCTGCTTATGAAGATCCTGCCAATAAACGCTTGGGATACCGTAATTACGCTTATTCTGGTACATCCGTTCCTGAAACAATTACCATTAATGGATCCACAGTCAGTGTAACTTCACCAGAATTGTTATTAAATCCACAAGGTAAAGTCTTTACTGATCCGACTAAGGGAAACCGTACTTACACCATACAAGATGTATCTCCTGCCCCAAAAGATTCTCAAACTTTTCAAGTATTTGACTCTGTAATTAAAATTGGCGCAGCAGTTATGGCAAGCATAGCAATGGGTCCGCAAATGGGTGCTGCTATTTTGACTAGCATGGGAGCAAGTGCAGCAACCGCAGCAGCTTATGGTGGCGCAGTAACCGCAGCTATTGCTGCTGGTGGGAATACAGCCCTTAATGGTGCTTTAAATGGTAATGACTGGCAAAAGGTAATAGAAGAATCGCTTAAAAATGCTGCTATTGCTGGTGTAGGCGCTCAAGTTGCAGGAGAAATTAGCTCTGCCTTACCTAAAGATATACCTTCTACTGTGGCAGGAGTTGGAACAGGCGCACTTAAAGGTACAGTAACGGCTATTTTAGGTGGAAAGGATCCCATATCAGGTTTGACTAGAGGCGCTATTAGTGGTTTAACTAGTGGCGCAATCAAAGATATTCAGACAAGTGGCTATGATTTACAGGGTGACGATCAAGTATTTGATACCGAAGAACAGCGTTATTTATCACCTTATGAAGTATCACAAAAATATCCTGAGCTATATCCTGAAGGCATACCTGTAGAGGAAAGAACATTTGGTGAAAAGTTAGCAGGTACTACAGCAACTACTTTGGCTGGCGCATTATCTTCTTACTTTTTCCCAAGCACCAAGCCTTCTACTGGCAGTACACCTACTAGTGGTAGGACAGTTAGCCCTACTACTGGCGCTAAGGAAGTTATAAGAGAAACAAATCAACCAACGGCTAGATCGCCAACTTCACAACCTGCTCCAATGATGGCAACTAGTAGCGCAAGTCCAGCAACTAGTTCATACTTTGGACCTAGCACAGCAGCCTTAGGACAAGCCTTAAACATTGGTAGTGTGTCATTAGCAAGCGGTGGTGGTGGAGGAGCAAGCGATACAGGTTCAGAAGGAGAAAAGATTAGTGAAGAATCAGGAGCAGCGCCTAAGAAGAAATGGGTTAATGCCCAATCATTACGAGATCTGGATGAAATAGGGAGTTAAATATGAGTAAGACTTTATCAAAAACACTTGGCTTGGGATTGCCAGCATTGGCGGAAATGATCCGTGCTAAAGGTCGGGGTAAAGATACAATCCTTGCCCATATTACTCCTAGAGAAGCTGCTTTACTTAAAAAGCGTGGCGGTAGAGGTAGTACAAACCCTGATACTGGTTTGTTGGAATATGGTGAAGATGATGAAGATCCATATGGTTCAAATATTGAATTGCCGTCAGGTGGAAATTATGA